TTGAATGATAGCTTTGATGGTTCGATTGGATGGTAAAATCACATCGGGAACGATTCGCAAAATATTTTCCGAAACGGGCTCCCAATAGACAAAGAAAGGTCGTTGTGGTATGCTTGTCACATCGAAAAATGTGACTTGCAGATGAACCGTTCCAAGATCGTGTTTCAGATCATAACTGCCCGAAACGCCGTCAGTGGTCAGCAGCATCACTTTCGCGTCACGGTGAATCAGAAGATTGTTGGCATGGTTGCTGATGCTTTGTTCAAGTTGCGTAACGGTCGGGCTTTGAATTGTGCCGGTAACGGCCAGCGTTTGACATTCGATCTCCACCGTATCAGGCGGCGGAAGTTGATAGTTCGGGTCGATACTGCTCATGCTACATTTTGTCCTCCCCACCTTTATGGTTGATGAAAAAAATAATCAATGGTTTCATGCGTCGCTTCTACCTCTATAGGACAGCGAAGGCTGCAAGTGCATCTCATTTTTTTTCTTCCACAAACCACACGAAAAGCACGAACGGTTTTTTTGATACCTGTTCGTGATGTTTGTGTGGTTCGTGGATCAAAACGATTTCCGCAAATCGGAGAGTTTGACGCGCGGCCTTTGCGGTTTTTGAATTGTTTTGAGCGTTCCGAGTTCGACGCCCTGCATCGACGCGGCGACGGCGCAACCCACAAGACAGTCAAGCCAGTGGTTGTCCGGATGCGAAGGCCGGATTTTCCATTCATCCACAGTCCGACCATTGGCCGACGCTTGAACGCGATACTCGGCCACAAGATGTTCCGCCAGCATGGTATGTACTTTCGGATCATGCCCGAACAAGGAAAAACAGCCCGGATCGCCCATATTCACCGCAAAACGTGCATGTACAAAGGACTTCCAGTAATTCGTATCGATCAAAACGTGCCGCACCTGTCGCTTGCCCGTCGTGTTCGGAACGCGCCAGTGATGCCCGACCCGGTCGCCGCGTTTTTTGGCGTAATCCGAAAACGGAATGCTCGACGCGCCGACATATTTTCCGTGCGATGGAAAGAGTATCCCGGCATGTTGCGATTGACGACAGAATTGATAAACAACATCGGTCGATTGCCCCCAGTTCGAGTCGATGAGGCATTGATTGATGCGCATTTCAACGCCGTCCTCGCGATAGTAGGAACGATTCAATCGTTCATCGCAGAGTTTTTCGAGTCCGCCGTAAATCGCACCTTCCAGTCCGCTGTTGGGAATCGCCGTTGCCAGCGTCTTTTGAATGTCGCGCAACGTAAAATACACACGTTGCTGGTCAGGCCACGTGCCGTAATCCAAAACAAAACCGTTGAAACAACCGTCCCATGCCGCAAGAAGCCAATACAAGGCTTTCTGCTGTACGTCGATAAACATAGTCAGGAAATTGCAGTCGAGCGGAATGACGCCGCGATCATAACCGTTGGTTTTCTCGGCGATTTGTTCCGAAGTCATCATCTCCTCGCCCGGTTTTTCGAGGATGGGTTCGTTCTGATACTCACTGTAAAATGCGCATTCATCCCGAATTCGCAAATTCATCGCATGTTGCAGACCGGAAATCTCATCATCATTGTAGCGTTCCGGCCACGCCACCCGCGAACCGGCATCCATCGCTGCGCGGTTTTGCTCGTAAAACTGCGTCGCAATACTTCCGTCGCCGTCATTCCGCAACGAATCGCCGCGCAGTTCGGCGTATTTTGCCCAAAGTTTTTCGTTGCTGGGAAACATATAAAGCATTTTCGTGCGCTCGCCCTGCCATTCGGGATGCTTGTCGCGATTCAAAATGGAATCTGCCATATCACCCGGTCGGATGACCGTGCAGGCCATGAGCCCGGCGATCTTTTTGCCCGGCCCCGCCATGCCCAAAACGTCACCGGCCAAAATGCGTTCCCGGTCGGTCGATTGCGACTCCGACCACGCCGATTCGGAAGTTTGCGGGTCGTCGATCAGAACAAGTTGCGGACGCACCACCTGACCGTCCGGCCGCGCATAGTTCTGGCCGCGAATGTCCGAACCCTTCATACCGCTGCTCGATATGACCACGCCGCTTGCCGCCGAACCTTCGATGGTGGGAAGCACGATCTTGTCAACGTTCCATTCAATGCGCGTCGGCTCATTGCGATACTTTTGACCTTTTTGCCGGTTCGTGATGCGCTCCAAGCATTGAATGGGGTAACAGACCTCCGGGAAATCCTCTTTGAGACAGGGATTGGTCTCCAGCCAGACCTTGATATTCTCCAGAAGGTCTCTTGCACGGCTGGCACTCGACGCGATCAAACACACGAACGGCACCGCACCGATCAGCGATGCCCAGGTCACGGCGGTCTGTGCCATGACCGTTTTTCCCGAACCACGCGGCATGGCCATTGCGAACAATCCGCCGCTCAATACCGCCCTTTCGATCTTTTCGATGACACGCAGGTGATCCATCGACCACGGCAGGTAAAAGATTTCGGGAAAGTACGATTCGCAAAACACGCGAAACGACTTGGATGCCACCTCCCTGCGTTGCGGGTTGATGATGTCCGGCAATTCGCCGATGTCCTGTGCCGCCCGGACTTCCTCGGCGTTGCGGAGTGCCTGCATGCGACGTTTTTCAACATAGTCCATCGCCTCCTGTTTGGGTTTGAAATACTCCAATGTCAGCCATGCCGCATAACGAAATAGATGAATCGTCTTGTCGTCGCCGATGATATATCCGGCACGATTGCGGTGACGTCTTAATCGCGTTTCTGTCAAAACCGTGCCAAGTCCCGCCGTATTGAGTATCCGCATCAGCTCGGCGGGCTTGAGGGATTGGGGATTAACGGGTGTTGCCAAAGTTGACCTCCCCGGCCACGTAAGCCGTGTATTCGATAAGGTTAATGCTGTCGGTTTCAGATAACAGATTTCCGGTTTCGGCGATGTCACGAACCTGTTGTTCCGTGACGGGTCGCCGCAGTGACCGGGAAAACAACGTCGCCAGATCGCTTGGCGAAATGGCCGTAATATTCAATTTGTCGTTTGCCAAAATATTCTTCTCCTCGACGCTTGACTGAAACCCAGTCTTCGTGCTTAATGGTTGGTTGGAGGTTCAAAATGACGGTAAAGATAGGTAACTGCTACATCGCCCGCTTCACAAAAATGGATATGCCTATCCGTATTGAATCGCAAGAAGACAACGGGCATTGGAAAGCACGTTCGTTGACGCACGGGCGTATCGTTTTCGTGAAAAATGATTCGCAATTGAAACGTGAGTGCAATGCCGACGATCTGGCGGACTATGCAAAAACGGTCGTTCCCAACCGACGATCAAAGAGACAAGCACCAACGCCGACGCCCGTGTCGGCCACAGAAACGCCACAAGTCGCCCGTGTTCGCAAGACAAAAGCCAAACGACACAAGGTACAAGAATATTCACTCAACGCCCTTGATGCGGCACACCGCGTTTTATGCGAGGCCAAAAAACCTCTGACCTGTCAAGACATCGTGGATAGGTCGGCAAAAAGAAAATTGTATCGCAGTTGCGGAGCCACGCCCGCCAACACCTTGAATGCCGCCATGACTCGCGAGATCAAGGCCAAAGAGAAACACGCCCGATTCATCAGAGTCGGGCGGGGGTTGTTCGCGGCAAGATAAAGAAACGGCATCCATGCCGGTGTTTGCTATGGGTCAATCCATTCGCCCTTTTCGGTCACGTCTTTGATTTCGTTGAACCGTCTCGTCCAAACCGATTTCCCTGTGTTTTGACCTGATTTGTAGGAGTCGAGAATGGCATCCATCACCGCAGAATGCATCACATCGAAATCGCCATACTCTTCAGGTTTCGCAAAAAAACTGACAGAATCCGCCAAGTGCCGCCCATAGCGACTTCGCAAAAAGTTGCGAACCACCGCTGGATCATCTTCGTAAAAAACAGTCGAAACAGTCAAGCTGGCTAAATCCCAGAGCTGTTTTGCCATCTCCTCGCCGACCATGCCTTTCATCGTTCCGAAAAACCCGAACACATCTTCTATGGGTACGGGCGTCAATATGGTGTAGTTCTCGCCGGGAAATGTGTCGTGGTCGAATTTGGTTTTAGTCGTCATGGTGTTACCCTTTCTGAAAAATGGTTTTGGTTGGATTCATTGAAACACATGTTAACCAAACGTTCCCGTGAGCCAATAGCAAAAGCATCAAATCCGGCGGTTATTTTGAAGATTCTTTCATCAATAACGTATCGTAAAATACCGTATTTTACGAGGTTTCGGGCATGTTATGTGAGTCGGTTATCCGTTGACCGATGCTATCCGGTTTTGCGCCAATCCAATGTAATCTTGTACCACATCCATGCCCAAAAAACGCCGCCCCAGTCGTTTGCAGACTACTCCCGTTGTTCCAGAACCCATGAAGGGGTCTAATACCAAATCACCTTCTTGAGTAAAGAGCTTGATGAAAAACTCCGGCAGTCGTTCAGGGAAGGCGGCACTATGACCGACGTTTCGTGTCTCGGTCGCTGCGTGAATCACGTTTGACGGATATACCATCTGTCGATCAACCCAATTGGCGATGGTTTTGCTGAACGTACTGCCCGTTTTCGACTTCATGCGACGGCGGTCGTTTTCCGAAAGATGAGCAACACGTTTGACGGTGTTTTCCGAGCGTTCGACCATAACAGCCTGTTGATTCATCAAAAAGTGCTTTTGTTTGTTGAACTGCAATAATCTTTCCCAAGCGTCACGAAATCGGTTAGGCCATTTGCCGGGGGCGGCATTCGACTTATGCCAGATGTATTCGTCCGTCCACAACCAACCCGATTGACGCAAAGCCTGAATCAACTCCATCACATAACACGACCGCTCGCCCTTGATGATTTTTTCTTTGATGTTAAGTACAAAAGAACCGTCGTCTTTGAGAACGCGATAAATCTCCTTTGCGACAGGCAAAAACCAAGAAACATACTTTTCAGCCGGGATACCGCCATACGTTGATTTTCGCTGGTCACTGTACGGCGGCGATGTGACACAGAGAGATACATTGGCCGATTCCACTTGTTTGAGGAGTTCAAGACAATCACCGCACTGCAAAACAATTTGATCATTCGCCGTTTCCAACATCCTGCCTCCTTACCAATTCCGCCTTACGACCTGTGAACTCTTCCCAACGTTTCACAATAATATCCGTGTACCAACGGTCGATTTCCATTGCGAAACAACGGCGTCCCGTCATCTCACAGGCGATCAATGTCGAACCGCTCCCGCCGAATAATTCCAGTACGTTCTCACCCGGCAAGGTCGAGTATTGAAGGGCGCGAACACCCAATTCGACGGGTTTTTCCGTGAGGTGAACCATCTGGGTTGGGTTGACCTTCTTGACACGCCAGACATCCGTGATAGAATTCATGCCGATGAGATTGACCGTATCCTCGTTGAACTCGACGTCACGAACACGATGCTTGTCGCTCGGCGGCAAAACGTCAAGCCGCGAACCGTCGGGAAAGTTCAATCGAACACCGCTGCCGATTGCACAGTTGCCTTCGTGGTCTTTCGAGAGCTGCCATGTATCGGTGATGTTGTTCGGCCCATAAAATTTATGTGCCGCACCGAGCTTCCAACCGTAAAAACACCATTCGTGGTCTCCGAGGAAGTCTTTGCGAGTCAGAACGGGATGGTCTTTCAGCCAGACGATAGCCTGTGAAAAGTAAAGATCATGTTTTTTCAGAAACCGGGGATAGTTCGCAAAATTGCCATAACCGCCCCAGATATAATACACACCGCCGGGTTTCATCGCACGAGCGACGTTACCGAACCACGCATCAAGCAACCGATCAAACTCCTCGTCGCTGACAAAGTCGTTTTCCAAAGGCCGGTCTTTGGGACGCAGTTTTTTGGTTGTCGGTTCGACTTCACCGCCCATGCGCGCGGCATCGAATTGCTGATGATGCGTTGGTCTGCTAAAACTCGACAACCCGGCGGCAATGGCGTTGTTACTCCGCGACTCGACCTTCACATTATACGGTGGATCGATTAACGTAGCATCAATCACATTGCCCTCCAAAAGATAGTCAACGTCATCGGGATTCGCACTGTCACCGCACAACAAACGATGATCGCCAAGAATCCAAAGATCGCCTTTTTGCGTGATCGGGTCGTCAGGCGGTTCGGGAATATGATCGGGATCGGCGTTGCCGGTTTGAACAGGTGCCGACAAGAGTTTTGCCAGTTCCTTTTCATCGAAGGCCAGCACATCCATATCGAAACCCATATCGCGCAACTCAGAAAGTTCGATTGGTAAAATATCCATGTCCCACTGCGCCAGCTCACCGGTTTTGTTGTCGGCCAAACGATATGCCTTGACTTGTTCGGGTGAAAGGTCGACGGCGATATGCACCGGAACTTTTTTGAGTCCGAGTTTTTTGGCGGCTTTCCATCTCGTATGTCCCGCGATGATGACATGGTTTTCATCCACCACGATCGGCTGCCGAAAACCAAACTCCTGTAAACTTGCCGCCACCGCATTGACCGCACCGTCATTCAGTCGCGGGTTGCGTTCGTAAGGCGTAATCGAATTGATGTCACAAAGTTCAATATTGAAATCTGTTTTCATAAATTTTTCCTGTCAAAAGTGTGAACGAACCCCGAGCGCGGGACTCGTAAAAAAGTAAAACAACGCCACCTGAAAAGCGGCGAAAACCAAATCAAAAGAAAACGGGTAAAAATGGCTATAAAAGTGCCGAAAAAACACCCCCCCATTTGGGGTATCGTGTTTTCATAAGTCGTTACGTATCAACGAAATCGAAAATTCGCGTCACCCCTGCAACAAACTGTACAAAACCCCTCTATACCTTCATGTGCCAGAATTGAAAAACGCATTGGAGTAAGTACCTATTTGTCAATGATTTACGACTAATGATTAGTGCAGAAGTGTGCTATATATTGATGTAGCGTTATTCGTAAGTGTCGTTATATATGATACTTATGATTACAACATGCTGTTATCACAAGCATAGTAAATTACGCTACTTATGAATAACGATGCGTAATTACATGTTTTTTGCCATTGATGCACTCATCAAAATGACCGATTCGACTCCAAAACAACGAAATTGGCTCTCTCACGTATTGTTGGCGAATTGGTAATTTGGGTTGACCCAATTATCGATCAGAGCAAAATGAGCCATTGTATGATTAGTTGCGATAATCAAATGACGCATAACACACACGAAAACGGTTTTTGCAGCCATTGGAGATGGTCAATATCTGCATCCGCCTTCATGTTCGCAGTCGGGCAAAATCGCCCAAAGATGTTGATACACAACATGATACGCTTCGCTGGATCGAAGGGTTGGGTTTTGTGATAAACAGCCTTCGTTGCCGACAAGCAAGCGAAGTTGTGATTTCAGACCTCCCGACCTGTACCAGACCTCATTGGCACAAAAGTCGTTCCCGGCTTGGGTGCTCTTGGCTTCCATTTCAAGACGCCGGAGTTGGGGTTCGATCTCGCAAAGCTGTTCAAATGTGATGTTTGATTTCATAAATACCTTTCAAAATTAGGGTGAATAACAGGTTTTTGACTTGCGGAATTTCACCAGTCAAAAAATGTGCGTCATCGTAAATTTTTTCTCCGTGAAGTTGGGCTCAAGTATCGTAATTTATAGGGTCTATTCATTCTTCATGACTCCGTGAAGAATGGGAAAAACGCACGATGTTCACGGAACGAACTTCACGGAGCGGGTGGCCGAAAATCCTCATTCTTCACGCTCCGTGAAGAATGGCGAGAGCCCGTAAATTACGGCACTTCGTTCGAACTTCACGGAGTTTTCCACTCACGATACCACTGCGCATTTGATTGACTTGCGGAAATCGCCATGTCAACCCTGCCAATCTTCATAGTCGGGCGGTGTTTCTCCGGTCGTATCGCCGGATGGCAGCTCCCAAATCCATTGACCGGCGAATCCGATCTTGCGTTTCAGGACATGGAGACTTTTGGCGGCTTCGTAAATGCCGTTGATACCGAACTTCAAACGCTTGGCATGTCCGAAGATCGTATCGGCGTTACCGGAATCGTCGCGATGACCGCAGGGCTTGGGGCCGTCTTTGAGAAAATGTGCCAGCCACTCTTCGGCCTCGCTGTTGTCGAACTTGCGTTTGCCCTTGCGTGTCTTGGCACGATACTCTTCGAGAAAATCGTCGGCCAGCATGTCAATACCGGTGCGCATGAAATGTATGACACCCTTTCTCACGTTGTATTCCAATCCCGGAGCTTCCTCGACGAGATTGAACTTCGACGCCAGCATGGTACGTATGCCGCTCTTTTTGTCGTGATAGACATTCCAGACCATACGCGCGGCGTTGACATAAGCAACCGAACCACTCCACGCTTCCGCCGCCGTCCCGAAGAGCAAGGCATTCTTTTTCGGGTGGCCGAGTCCGAGAAGCGTAATGCCCCGCTCTTCGGCCAAACGCATGATCGGACGAAAGGCGGCACGGACTTGGTTGTTTTTGAACTCGTCGATCAAACCCATGAAGGCGGTGACCGGATCGAAGATGATCAGTTTGATGTAGCCCGGATAATAATCCGCTTCGATCTTGTCGATCATCTGTTCAAGGACATCGGTATCAAGGATGACGAATTCCTCTTGCGTATTGCGCAACTTGTTTTTCACGACCGAAGGCATATAAACATGATCGGGATCGCCGCCCTGATCTTCGACGCGCGGCAGAATGGTATCCGCCGCACTGTCCTCGCTCGTGAAGTAAATACATCCGCCCTGTTCACAAGGTGCGCCGTCCGGCCAGTCACGTCCGGTGGATATGGTCGCGCACATGTAACAGACGAACCATGTTTTTCCGGTCGAACCATCACCGCCGAGCAGATTGAGCTTGCCCTTGATAAAACGATTTTTCCAAAGAAATTGCAATTCCGAACGCGTGAATGATGACAATTTTTCATAATCCAATTCACGAATCAACTGCTTTTTCTTGGTTTGAGTGCGCATACCAAAGCCAGACAGGTCAACACCGAGCGATTCGGGTGTCGGCGGTTTTCCGTAGCCGTGTGAACCGAGCGTTCGCGTTGCCGATTCATAGTCGCCGTTATGTTCGAGCAGCGTATAGGTCGCAAAGGCCGAATAGCTTTGATTCTGCTCAAAGGGGTACGCATTACTCGAAAACACATAGAACTGCCAATGACCGTCGACATGCCGTAACGTTGCTGAAATCCCGTTGGTTTTACCGGGTCTGCGCCAGCATTCGTTGCCGTCGCCTTTCGTTTCGACATACGCCCAGCCGTGTGTTTTCAAGAGCGTGCGTATATCGGCGGTGTCGTTGAATTCATCGCCGGGTCGCTCCGTGACCGGCCTTGTCGTCGCCACAGACGGCCTGTGTGACGTTTCGTCAATGGCTTGGTTGAATGACCAGGCGGCAGTCAACATCGCGTCACGCTCGTCCACAGTGACCACGGGCAGGTCTGTCAAAGAACCTTGCACGATTTGATAACCCGGCGTTGGGTCACATAAAAACAAGCCCGCTTCACCGCGAGTTTCGACCAGTTGCACGATCACGAATTTTTTGCCGTCCTTGTCAATGCGCACAACGAGTTGCTTGCCGTTGATCTTCGCGTATTCGATTCCCGCCTTGAAAAAGGTGTCACCGAGTTCGTATTCAGGCCGCTGGGCGAGCTTCATACTGGCATTGACGGTCGATTCATAACGATAGATGACATGCCAGCCGCCCGATTGCGAACGCTCAATGACAAGGCGATCAAGCAAGGCTTGTTCCAATTTTTCCGCCCACGGCTCAAAGACTTCACCCGCGTTGTCGAAGTCGATGATTTCAAGGTTGCCGGATATTTTGCCGGTGATCAGACAAAGGGCGTTGCGATTTCCTTGAAACCACTCGCCAAGTTCTTGTTCGGTCGGTAATCGGCTCTGGTAGGGCTTCCATGTCACGGCGGCATGTTTGGTGGTTCGGATGGCGGGCAGGACGCAAAGCCCCACCTGCAAGTATTCTTTCGCTTTCGTCAGCATTATGCCTCCATGTCCGTCGCGCACAACAGAGCATCATCCGTAACGATGACCGGCCCGTCCTTGCCGACAACGATTTTGATGCTCTCGTCGTAAAAACTCGGTCGCCGGTATTTGGGCATGTCGAGCAGCGACGGGTGTAACAGGCCGCGTTTGATACTCTCTTCGAAGTGTAAAATCATCATGGCATTGGCTGCTATCGCCGCCATGTTGTCCTCGGAACGGTCATTCTGCTGATACTTCAACAAATGCCGATACAAGGACTGAAAACAACGACTGATCGGAATTCCCTTCATCCAGTTGTATTCACCGTACTTGACACTTCCGAGCCGCAACCATTCCCCGATGCGTTCCATTGCCAGCGGCGAAAATAAGTCCGGTCTGCTTTTGTTTTCCGTTGTATCCCGCACGGCACCGCTACCAAAAATTTCGCGTTGACCGCTGTCTTTCATCGTCGTCATAAAGCCTCCTCGTTTTCGTTGAATTCATAAATCCACATACCGTTGTTACGGAGCGTGTCCCAAGCGACAAGGTAATCCGTCGTCTGTCTGGATGGAACATTGCCCGTGATGAGAAGATCGCATTGGCGTTTGTCGATACAATCGTAAACGTCGCGGGTGAATGCAATCGCGGCATTGAGCATTTCTCCCGTTTCCTCATCAATGATTGCGTAACGATGTATTTGGCGATATTGAATTGAAACGATGCATCGGCATCCCGTGCGTCGTCTGCAAATCTCATAAATTCCGGGTATTTTCGGTGTCTGCGGATGATGAAGGTGCGGTCACCCACGCCGTATTGAATATGAATGCCGATTCCGAAGTATCCGAATTCCTGATGTCGTAAAACCGCGTCAATTCTCGCCCGTGTGGTAAGCTGTTGCCCGATCTTGTCGTCCCGTTCCGTGAAACGGATACGTCCCTTCAGCAGGCGTTGCAGAGGCTGGTGCAGAAGACGCATAAAGTCGTCCCGGATTTGCCGGGGGGCTGTTTCGTAATCCACCAACAGAAATTCACACACATCCTTCAGCAATCGCCCAAAGTCAAAACGTTTGATTACGATTGTCATAGTTTCTCCACAAAGTAAGCGACCGCCATTCCCAAGAGGAAAGCGATCAGTAAAATGAATTTTTGTTTGAGTGTCATCGTTGTAAGGTTCTGTTCATTTTTTGGTTTTCGGCAATGGCCTCGTGTTTCGTGCGTTCACGGATGGCCAGATTCCAGCAATTTTCACAGACCACTGAAAAACGGCGTAAGGCACGACCCGACTTGGGACTGAGCCACTGTAATAGCTGCCCCGACTTACAACCACATTTATAACAACCGGCGGTCTCCACCATTTCGTCATGCTTGCATTTCGTCACGCCCGGTCTGCACAGGCGTTCGTTTTCAATGTCTTTCAAAGACTTTTCAATGGCCGACGTCGCCTCACGAATGAGCTTTCTTACGTCGGTGATGTCTTCCTTTTTACTGCGGGACTTACCCGCTTTTTTCAACGTCTTATGCACGGTCTCAAGTTCCTTGCAGAAGTCTTCGAGTTTTTCCAGTAATTCGCTCATGGATTAATCCTCCATCGGTTGTCCAAAGGTTTCAAAAACGTGCCAGACATATTGATAGTCGAAAATCGTACCAACGTATTCCCAGCGTTCCGGGATAAGACTGCCGGTTCCGAGTGTCGTAAATTCCCGATGTTCCCGTTCGGCGTAGGGATCAACACTTGCCCAAAGGCAGGGAATACCGTCCTGCATCCCGACTTTGAGAATACGTGCATTTTTCGGCATGGAAACCACGCCGTCGGTCAATGAGTATTTGTAAACGCTTCGTTTCATTCTCGTCCTTTCATTAGAATGGTACATCGTCATCGTTTGGAATCGGTTCGCCCCAAACATCAAAATTCTCCATGTTGGCGGCAACGCCTTCAGGGACTTCACCGAGTGTACAGCGAATGATCTTGCTGTATTTTTCACCGGGGATTTTGCGGACGGTGATGGTGATCGGCATGGCCAGACCACCTGCGTTGGCAATATCGACGGCCTCTTCCGCCGTTTCAGGCAAGGGATCGTTTGATCGGTCAAGCCACCATTTCTCAAACCGTTTGCGCGCCCAGCCGTCGTGTTCCGGACAAACCCATTCGGAATGAGAATGATTGAATCCGACGCGGTATTCGATCTTCATCGTTTTGGGCGTCCACTGGTCGGCTCCCTTCTTGGTATGAACGCTGTACCAGACATCCTGTACGTCGTATTCGTTGTCCTCCATGCCGCCTGAAATGATTCCGGCCTCCGAAGCCTCGGTCTCATGTTTCGCCGTTTCCGGTTCAGGAAACACATAACCGCAGTCGGCACAGATTTTGATACGAGCATGCATGATCGCCTGACATTCCGGGCACTCTCTCATCGGCACAACGCCTTTTTGACCTTCCCTGCCGTCCTTGACGGTGATCGCATCGACCGGCCCGTGTCGCAGGATATTGCCGCCGTAATCCAGAACAAGACAATCCTGTTTTGATTCATGCAAACGGAATCCCCGACCGGTCATCTGATAATAAAGTCCCGGTGAAGCCGTAGGCCGCAACAGCACAACGCAATCGACATTAGGCGCGTCAAATCCCGTTGTCAAAACATTAACGTTGACGAGGTATTTCAATTGCGGTACTTTGTCGCCGAACAGGTTACCGTCGACCTTCTCGCCTTTGAATCGTTTGATCAGGGTTTCACGATCAAGCGAAGGCGTGTCGCCCGTGACAAGGCCGCATTCACAGCCGGAAAATTTTACGATAGTCTCTTTGACGTGTTCGGCATGGGCGACCGACGCGGCAAAGATCAACACGCTGTGCCGGTCTTTCGTTTGAATGATGATTTCACGACAGGCCGAGGCGACGAGATCGGCGTTGTTCATCAGCTCATCCACCTCGGCGGCGATGAATTCGCCTGCCCGAACATGCAGATTGGAACAATCGACCTTGCTGCGCCCACCCTTCGTCTTCAAAGGACAAAGATAATTTTGTTCGATCAACTCCTTGACACCGATCTCATAGCATATATCATTAAGCAGATTGTCCGGCCCGCACAGCAACCCCGATTTCATGCGATAGGGCGTTGCCGTAAGACCGATCAAACGAATGTGGGGGTTGATTTCACGCATGGCGGTCAGGAAGGTTTGATACATGCCCTCGCCGTCCGGTGGAATCAAATGCGCCTCGTCGATGATGACCAGATCAAAATGTCCGAGTTCCTCCGCACGGGTATAAACCGATTGAATCCCGGCGACGATGACCGATTCGCTGGTGTCACGCGAGTTGAGCCCCGCCGAGTAAACACCAACCGGTAAGTCGGGAGCGATACGACGTAATGTATTGGCCGATTGTTCCAGCAATTCCTTGACGTGGGCAAGCACCAGCACACGACCGTTCCACTTGGTCACGGCATCCATGCAGATCGCGGAAAGGCATGGCGTTTTTCCGCCGCCGGTCGGGATGACCACGCAGGGATTACCGTCCTTTGTTCGCAGATAGTCATAAACCGCGTCAATGGCCGCTTGCTGATAGTCACGCAATTGCATGTTGCCTCCGTTGCAAGGTTGAAACGTTCAAGCTGCCGTTGCGGTTAGTAACATATTGATTACCGGAAAAGGTGACGTTGTCGAGTCGGCCTGTGACCATAACAACGGCATCGCAAGTGACCAGCGACTTGCCGCCCAAAATGGTCTGCCCGCCGATCAGTGCATTGCCCGTAACGACGGTGCGGTCACAGAGACAGGCTTGCCCGATGATGTGCGCCGTCCCGGCCACCAGTACGTGACCGTGAAGTTCGGCCTCGTCGCTGATCCAAGCCTGTTCGATCAAGCGAATCCGGCCGATGACTTGACTATGCCCGCCGACGGTGGCATGATCACGAATGGAAACCCGGCCTTCAAGGAACGCCGAATCCTTGATTCGTGCCATTCCTGTGACGTTCGGCATATAGGTTTTGCCGGACTTGCTACGGTAGCCGTAACAGTAAAGCCGCGCATGATCGACCACGGTTGCGCACTCGCTGAGGTAAGTCGAATTGCCGACCCAGGCAAAATCGTTGACAAAAGCATATTGATCCAGTAATGCCCGGCCTTCGATGACGGCATTGCCGGTGGCAATGGCATAATCCTTGAGTACTGCATGACCTCGCACAACAGCGTTTTTCGTGACACGGGCATTGGCGTAAACCGCCGCCTTGTCGCCGACCCAGCAGTCGCCGCTCTGGGAAAGGTTGTTCGTATCCTCAATGAACCCCCCGACCGTGCCTTCCTTGATCTTTCCAAAGTCCCGCTTGGCGACGATGCGATACAAACAGCGTCCGTCGGGCAAATAACGTTTCTGGTTGATAATGGCATATTTATTCATTGGACTCCTTTTATAAATTGGGATAGGGATCGTCGTCATGCGATGCGCGAAGCAAGACATGCGAGGCAATAATGCATTGTTCGAGATAATCGTTTCCGAGCCGGTAACGCAGTTCCGCCGCCGCCATCTGGGGATCGCCGAGCGGAATATTGACATACACCGTATTGCGGGGTTCGTAACGACCGGGGTCGCGCTTCGTACTCCGCTTTTTCAGGTCGATCTCTTCGTACTCGTCGGGTTCGTCCGGAATATCTTCCAATTCGCGGCGTTCCAGTTCGGGTGGGGTTGGCTCAAACTCTTCACACGCTTCCGTCCACGGTGTGCGCTGTGAACCGTCCACCAGACATTCACCATGCGAACCCATGAAGTTCAGGCAATTGTTGCAACTTTCGGAAGACGACGGTTTTACTCCGATATTCTTGGTATTGATGACCCGACCGTCACTTCCATGCCGAATATCCGACTGCGCGATTTGCGCAGTTGCCACAAGTTCATCTCGAATAACACGAACAGTTGACTCGGCAACACCGACATGGTTGGCGATCTGTCGATTACTGTTGGCGACGCTAAAAGGATGTAACAATGCCTGTGTTACGGCATTGCGTTTGTCGGCGTTACTCCGTCGCAGGCCGTGTGACTTGTTTGCCGCAAGGCTTGCCCAGATTGCATCTTCGACTGTGCCAATCCGTTGTTCGGCAAGAATGGGATCGTTCGGCCT